ATTTATACAAGATAGTTTTTATTATCAGCAATTTTCTTATGTAATCAAGGTTAGTGAATCTTTTGACTTTTATGAATCTTTTGTTAAAGATTTAATTCATCCATCCGGTTTAAAATTATTTGGAAACTTTTTAAGTGAAAACTTTATTTCAAGTGGAGCGAAAGTACAGAATAATCTACAAGTTAGTTGGCATAACGAAGTTGAATATAATGATATTTCATTTAAGCCGCTAGATGTAGAATTAAAATTAGAAGTCGATCCTAACATACAACCTGAACTCGATGAATACCAACTAGAAAGTCTAGTCAGATATAGAAATGGTGCGTCATTAAACAGTATTGATAGATTTAAATTTACATATAAACCAAATGGTGGAAATGATGAAGATAGATTGTTATATTCGGGCAACTCAAATTATTGGAAAACCGATTTTGCAAATTATCAAATAAAAGATTTCTTTGATATCGTTGTTGGAGATTTTTGGATGAAACCTTGGTTAAGAACCAAGATACAACCAGAACCAATTTTAAAAGATCCTTTATGTGATACGTCATCACCTTTCCCTAGTGGATCGAAGCAGTTATTTACTATCAACATACACACACAAGAAATATTTGGAACTCCTTCAATATTGAGTGGTGCGACATCGATTTTAACTTCATCTATAAATTCTGATGAACAGTTTGGTAGTAGCAATATAGATCTTGGCATATCTCCGATAGTTTTGCCTCCTGAAGAAACTTTGTACACTTGGGGATACGTTGGAAATGGAACTTTACCAAAATTACAATCGACTCCAATAAATGAAGACAATTTAATACCATACTCAGATGTCATACTAAAAGGAGGATTTGGTTGGGGCGAATTGTTGATGGCACTCAAGCAGGATGGACAACTATGGGAAGATAATATATTTTCAGGTTTAACATTTAATAGAGATTCAAATTTTGTCAAAATTACAGGCGTTCAAAACGTTGGGGGCGGAAATTACGGAAATGCCGGAATTAAAGATGACGGAACATTGTGGCAATGGCCTCATTATGTTTGGTACGAACCTTCCACGCATACCGCACCAACCTTATTGAATGCCGATACCGATTGGGTAAGTCTTGACAGCGGAAGTAATCACTTTTTGGCATTAAAGTCTGATGGAACATTGTGGTCGTGGGGCCGAAACGTTGAAGGTCAGCTTGGTGATGGAACAACTGTGGATTCAATAACGCCAATTCAAGTAGGTACTGATACAGATTGGTCTTTTATAGCGGCGGGTGGAAATGCGTCATTTGCAATTAAAAATGATGGAACACTTTGGCAATTAACGACGAGTGTTTTACAAATAGAGCTTGATACTGATTGGATTAATGTCTCAACTTCAGGTGGACACCATTTAGCTATAAAATCGAACGGAACTCTGTGGGCATGGGGAGATAACACCACAGGTCAATTAGGTGATGGTACTACAATTTCAAAGGCTCAACCAATTCAAATTGGCACTGATAATGACTGGATGGAAATTGCAACAGGATTTATTTACGGCGGTGGATATTCATATGCAATAAAATCAGATAAGTCATTGTGGGGTTGGGGATGGGGGTCTAGACTATTGAGCGATTCTCCTGGCACAAATATTAGCACGACACCACAAAGCCTCACAACGTATTTAAAATGGAATAGAATACAAACACACGCATTTCAAAGTGGTGGAATTTTAGATGTAACATCACCTAAACCTATTTTTTGTAATGGTATAAGTACAGGAGAAGCATTTGGTTCCTTAACACAAATTGAGGTTGTGCCCGATTCAGTTGTATATGGACTGGGAAATAGCGGATCGGGCGAAATAGTGTCGAGTGGTGGAAATGTCACTATTGCAAAATCATTTAATTCAATAGACGAATGGACAGACGTTTTCGCCGGAGAAAGGATAACGTTTTTGTTGAAACCAAATAAAACTTTATGGGCAATGGGTTCTCAACAATATTCAATGGGAGATGGAGCATCAACTAGTTGGCCTGAGCAAGGCGCTGCCGTTAATCCGCCGATCCCAATTGAGTCCGGAGATACTTGGAAACAGGTTAGTCACTGGGCTTGGTTTGGTGATAATTTTGCTCACGCAATTAAAGAAGATGGAACACTTTGGGGTGCCGGATGGGTTAGCGGAAATTTGAACAATTTATGGGCCGGAACCTCAACGGCGACTCCTTGGTATTTTGCTCAGATTGGAAGCGAAAGTAATTGGAAGAGTGTTTCCACTACAAATTGGACGTTTGGTTTAAAGGCTGATGGTACACTTTATCATTGGGGATATCCACCCGCAGGTTTGAGTGGATGGTTAGGAACGATAACACAGGTAGGAACAGATACGAATTGGAGCAAGATTGTTAGCGGTCTTTGGCATTGTATTGCATTAAAAACGGATGGTACTCTATGGGGTTGGGGCAATAATGACTATGGCCAATTAACAGGAACAAGTAATTCATATGGAGCTACTCCATCACAAATTGGTACCGCAAACGATTGGATTGATATACACGCAGGCGAAAACTTCACTATTGCCATTAAATCGGATGGTACTTTATGGGGTTGCGGAATTAACAGTGTGGGACAATGCGGTGCAGGTCAAGGTGTAGGAACCAGCGGTCCTTACGGTTACTTAATTGTGACAAGTTTAACTCAAATTGGAACAGACACCGATTGGGCGAGTCTGGGAGAGTGTCACGGCAGAAGTGGTACCTTGGCAATTAAAACTGATGGATCGCTGTGGGGATGGGGAAATAATAATGATTATCAACTTGGTCGCATAAATGGTACTTTCGGCAATTCGCCTGTTTTTACTCCTACGAGATTGTTGACTCCAAATATACCAATTGTAAAAGCCTCAATGGGCGCATTGCACACTATGTTTTTAGTTGATTCCGATGTTCCGTGGCAAGGTGTAATTTCATCTGGTATTGAATCCGGAGAGGCCTTTGGACAAACTCAATTATTAGGTTCTAATGGTTTATTATACACTTGGGGCGATGCACGTTATGGTGTTCTCGGAAACGGTACATATCAAACCGATGCGTTAGATGCTGATGTATTGAGTCCTACCGTGATTAGTAGTGGGGTAAAATGGAAAGACATTTCCGTAGGTTCCCAACATATGATTGCGCTAAAATTGGACGGAACACTATGGTCTTGGGGATTAAACACCAACGGACAGTTAGGAAAAGGTACAACCACAAACAATAATGCAAATGGAACTCCTGTGCAAATAGGAAGTGATAGTAACTGGATTTCCGTCTCGGCAGGTGACAATCATAGTCTTGCAATTAAAAGCAATGGAACAATCTGGGCTTGGGGTGCTGGTTCATCCGGTAGATTGGGCGTGGGTGATACTACAGGAAGAACTTCACCAACTCAAATAGGAAGTGATAGTAACTGGATTTCCGTCTCGGGAGGTTCATTACACACTCTTGCAATTAAAAGCAATGGAACACTTTATGCTTGGGGCTCTAACATAAATGGTCGTCTGGGAGATGGTACCACCACTCAAAGAAATTCGCCAGTTCAAATAGGAAGTGATAGTAACTGGATGAAGGTTTCAGCAGGTAATTCACACACTGTAGCACTGAAAAATGATGGAACTCTCTGGACTTGGGGATATAACGCACAAGGCCAACTAGGCGATGGCACAACAATACAAAAAACATCTCCAATACAAATAGGAACCGATACGGATTGGAAAGAAATATATGCAGGATATCAATATACATTTGCGATTAAAAATAATGGAACATTATGGGCTTGGGGATGGAACAACTACAGAGTGTTTGGAAACGGAACCACTACCGATTCACTCGTTCCTATACAAATAGGTTCTGATACCAATTGGAGATTAATTGAAGGTAGAGATTTATCTACATTTGCGATTAAAACCGATGGAACTCTATGGGCTGCTGGAACCGATAATGCCGAATCTCCTCTAGGATTTGGTATATCACAAAATACTACCATATTAACATTTACTCAAATAGGAACCGATACCGATTGGTTATTAATATCAGGCGGTGGTCAAGGACAAGCGGCCGCAATTAAACGTAATTAAACAATACTAAATAATGACATAATAACATTTTAAGGAAATGTTCGATGGTTGCAATAATAACTAATAAATTTCGATTCATGCAGGCTCGCATATTTAAAGAGGCTATAGAAGACTCTTCCGTAGGCGCCGATACGCATTATTTGTTTGTAAGCAGACCACAGGCGTGGAACACAGCAACCACCAACGCCGATTTAATACCTGATGTTCCGGAAGATACACTATACAGTGAAAGAAGAATTTGGGACGGAATGATGGGTCTCAAAAAAATTACACCTAATAATTCTTCTTTTGTTATCCCTAGATGGAATTGGGACGCAACAGGAAATACAGTTTATGTTGCATATTCTGACCAAGATCCGCACATATTCGAGCATCCAACTTCCAGTGAAGTTACGAGCGGAAATGCCAATGGTTACACGCCAGGAAACATTTATGCAATGAATCAATATTTTCAAGTTTTTAAATGTTTGTCTAATAATGGCGGTGTTAAATCTACAATAGAACCCGTAGCGGATGAAAGTAATCCTTTGCTGGTTATAAGTTTAGCTGATGGTTATAGGTGGAAATATATGTACACCGTACAAACCGGCGATGCATTAAAATATTTAACCGATCATTGGATGCCAGTCAAAACTCTAGAGTCTGATGATGGTTCGACACAATGGGATGTACAACAAGGTGCAGAAAATACTGGAGTAATAGATTCCATTCAAGTGATTAATGCCGGAACACTATATGATAGAGTTTTAAATACAACTCCTGTGGAGAGTATAGGATTAGTAGGACCAAATCAATCCATTTCAGCACCTAGCTCTTCTGCCGTTACCAACAATGGATGGTATGCAGGAGCTACTGTGTGGATAGTATCGGGAACCGGAGCAGGAAGTTCTTCCAAGGTTATAAGTTATCTAGGATCTACTAAAGAATTCGTTCTAGAATCTACATTATCTATAGATTTAACTTCTCAATTTCAAGTTTTGCCTACAGTAAATATCACCGGCGATGGTACGGGTGCTAGAGCAAAGGCAAATGTAAATTTTTCATCACCAAATGGAATAACATCGGTATCATTAATTAATGCAGGAACTGGTTATTCTTACGCAACCGCAACTGTTACCGGAGCAAATAGCGGAAGTAATTTGGCACAGGTCGTTGTTGTTTTGCCACCAAGTCAAGGTCACGGCGCAGATCCCGTCGAAGAATTGGGCGGACACTATGTTATGCTCAATGTCGATTTAACTTACTCAGAAGGTTCTGGCGATTTTCCAATATCAAATGATTATAGACAAATTGGCATTATTAGAAATCCAGAAACATTTGGTTCTTCCGGAACAATTTTTTCAGGGTTGACCGCAAGTGCCAGTTCGAGACTCACTGTTAGCTCGATAGTAGGTACCTTTGCTCTTGATAGTACATTGGTAGAACAAACGCCAGGGGTCGCACAGGGTTTCTTAATAGAGGTATTAGACAACGGTGCTAATAAAGATTTAGTGTTTGTACAAATACCAGAAACTGGTTACGAAACCTTTAATGTAGGAAACTCGGTAATTTCTGGAAGTGCTTCTGCCACAATTAGTGCAATCGTGAATCCAGAAGTCCAAAAATATAGTGGCGACATAATTTATTTTGAAAATCGTAGACCTATTTTAAGATCGCCAGATCAAACTGAAACCATAAAAGTTATTATAGAATTTTAATTTGTATATGATACACTATACAAATAATATTCTAGAACATAAAAATCTACTAAAAATAATCTCGGTTATTATCGACTAAATATAACAAAATCACACTTTAGCGGAATTTCATTATGACCGATATAAAAGATCAATTAAAAAGTGCTCCTTACTTTGATGATTATGATTCGGATAAGCAATTCTATAGGATGCTTTTCAGACCAAGGTTTGCGGTACAGGCCAGAGAGCTGACGCAATTACAAACTATGTTTCAGTCCCAAATCGATAGAATGGGACAACACTTCTTCAAAGAAGGTGCTATGGTCATTCCTGGCATCACAACTTTTGATTCAAATTACACCTACGTTAAAATATACGTAAACAAGACGGGCGGAATTGACAATTCCATTTATTTTGTAGATGATGTTGCAATTCAAACTAATTTTTTAAATAAAGTTATATCAAGTACGACCGGCGTAAAAGCAAGAATCGTTAATTATACACCAATTGATGGAGCTGGTGTAATAAGATTATATGTCAAATATTTAACTGCCGGAACAGAGTCTAGTGGTGGATTGCAAGGTGCATTAAAAACATTTCTTGCAAATGAAATATTAAGTGTAGAAGATTCTGGAATACAATTAGAAACCTTAAACAATTCAAATTCGGTAATTGGTACAGGAACAGGCGCCAACATTAAAGAAGGTGTTTATTTTACTAATGGATTTTTTGCGGTAGTAAAACAACAATCTATTGTTGTTGATCCTGAAAATGATAGACATACGGGAAGCATAGGATTGTCAATAGTTCAATCTATAGTTACACCAGAAGAAGATGAGAGTTTATTGGATAATGCTCAAGGTTCTCCAAACTATGCAGCACCAGGTGCACATAGATTAAAAATAGATCTAGTATTATCGACAAGACCGATTGATAAATTAACAACTACTTCCGTAACTGATAAAAATTTCATAGAATTAATTAGACTTGTTGATGGTATTCCCGCAACGCCTCCTAACAAAACAAATTATAATTTAATTCAAGACGAATTGGCCAGAAGAACATTTGATGAATCTGGTAATTACACTATAAAACCTTTTGTTGTCGTTCCTAGTGAATTTTTTAATGACGGAACTAATAGTGGCCATTATACCAAGGATATGCTCAAGAGAAGCACACCAAATGCGGCCGAATTAATAGGACAGCAATTTTTGGGAATATCCGGTTATCACGTATATAATGATGGATATTTACCTGGAGTCAATGAAGAAGCATTTCTTGCTGCCGCCGACACCAGAATGGTGTATCAAATAGATCCTGGCAAGGCATATGTTAAGGGTTATGAACTGGAAAAACTTGACAGATCCAGACTTGTGGGCAGAAAGGCTTTGGATTTTGTTACATCAAAACCGGAAATTGTTAGAACAATGAAAGGTCCATTCATTAGAGTAACAAATATTAAAGGTCTACCGATCACATTATGGGGTGAATCTACCACAACAAATCAATCCATGAAGCAAGTTTTGCTTTTTAGCAGAACAAGAGAATTTATGGAAAATTCAAGTTCACCAAAAGCACCGCCGGCAGCAGACGGTTCATTTCTAACTGGACCGACAAAAACTATAGACTCTGCATATTGTATAGGTACCGCTAGAGTTTTGTATTTTGATTTTGATGACGGAACTCCTGGTACTTCCGCAGCCGCATACAGATTGCATCTAACAGATATACAAATAACAAAAGATGATCATTCATTTGAACATGTTCAATCTATTTTTCAATCCAGTGAAGCTGGTAGTGCTGGATTTTCTTGTGATGTAATTCAATTTTCACAACCATTCGAGGGTGCTGACATAACTATAACACCCGACTCAAATTTTAGAGGTATAGCGACTGGGAATGGAACATATTGGAGAACAACTGAGTATCAACAGCTATCCAAAAATGATTGCATCATACACGAAGATTCTAATCAAGTTAAGTATCAGTATTATGTAGTAAACGCACCGTTGGACAATCAAAAGGTTCAATTAGATGCGGCCAAATCGGGCACAAAAACAAATATAACAATAAGTAGAGTCTATACTGATCTGGAAGATCAAGATGCTAGTGTTCTGTTATATGTGATTCCTAAAGGATTCATTAGATCTATAGACGAAGATAAGTTTGATTATACTGCACAAAAACTTTTTGTTAGAACGTTATCGGTATCTAACACAATAACAATCATTTTAAGTGCAGATCAAGGTGCATTTCCTTCCTATTCGCCAACTGAATGGTTCTTTTCCGATAGCGCAGGCAATACGCTAAAGGCAGAAAATGTGACTTTTAATAGTTCAACTGAAGTTGTAGTGACATTTAGCTCTTTGGTTCCTGATGGAAACATAACAGCTATTGTGCCTTGTAGAATATCGGGCGAGAACAATGCCTCGCCAAAGCAAAAAACACTAAGAACAGGTACATATCAGAATACTGGTACTCCTAGTGGTCAATATTATGTTTTAACTGATGCATTAAAAACCGATCTACAAAGTATATCATTAGGTGTTGAGGATGTAATTAGAGTAAAACATATTTACATGTCCTCTGATTTTACGACAGCACCAACCGCATCCAGTGTAGACATTGTTGATAGATATGAATTGGATGATGGACAAAGAGACTCCTTTTATGATATCGCATCGATCAAATTGAAAAGAGGCGCACAACCTCCTACCGGAAGACTTGCTATTGTTTTTGATTATTTTGAACACTCGGTCGATGGTAATTACTTTTCAATCGAATCTTATCCAGTGGGTGCAGGGTTTTCAATATCGGATATACCAAAATATACATCAACCGATTCTGGAACTTCATACCCATTAGCAGATGTTTTGGACTTTAGATCCACAAAGTCGAACTCTGGAATTTTTAATAGTAAAATATGCTACGTACCAGAAAGTGATATATTCATACAATTTGAACACTATTTGCACAGAAATGATAAAATTTATATAAGAACTGACGGTTCATTTGGCATTGTCGAAGGTGTTTCATCTTTGAAGCCTGTTATGCCCGACGATCCTCTGGATGGTATGGTTGTAGCCGAGGTAGAATTGCCTGCCTTAACTTCTGATCTAAAGAAGGTTGTTCTAACACACAGAAATAATCGCAGATACACAATGCGAGATATTGGCAAAATTGAAGATAGAATAACACAAATTGAATACTATACTTCACTTTCACTTTTAGAGAAAAATACAGAAACTCTAGTAATAAAGGACGCAGACGGCAACGATAGATTTAAAAATGGATTTTTAGTAGATAACTTCAGAGGACATGCGGTAGGTGATGTACAGAATGAAGATTATAGTTGTGCAGTAGATCCTAAAGAAGGTGAGTTGAGACCTGCATTTGTAGAAAGAATGATTGAATTGAAAGAAGTTCAGTCATATGAAACCAATCCTCTAGGGTTTACAGAAATTTCTAGCGGTAATGCAGGAAATGTGGAAAGAAATCAAATCGGTTACACGATGAAAAATGATTTGATTATGTTACCATATGAAAGTGTGGAGTCCGTATCACAAAGAATTGCTTCCGATTTTATTAATATTAATCCATTCGATGTAGTTACATTTGTTGGACAGGTAAAATTAGAACCAGAATCGGATGAATTTAAAAATACAGAAAAGTCAGAACCTTTATCCGTAAACTTTGATAATGGATTGGCCGATGCATTGACGAATCTCTCCGAAGGATTGGGAACTGTATACACTAAAGATGCTACTCAATTCAGTACTAATGTAGTTGGAACAAAAACCGAAATTGACGCTATTACTTCACCGCCTCTTCCTGGTCCAGCGTTTGGTAATGGAATGAGACCAAATCAGCAGATGCAATGGCTGAATAATAGAATGAAGAAGCAGTCGGATCTACAAAGAAGAGAAAGAGATCTAGAACAGCTTAGGGGCAAACTCGCAAGTTCTAAAGATCAGAAAGAAAAGAAAGGATTATCGAATAAGATAAAAGGAATTGAAACTGAGATTAAAAAATTAAAAAAATATATTAATGGTAGAACTACACCGCCACAGAACAAGTATCCAAGATTACAAGTTCAGGGCGAAAGAACTATTACTAGTAAAGAAACGACAGCAAGGGGTGGCGTTAAACTAAAGGTCACACCTAGCGTGATTAATCAGTCAATTGGCGAATCTGTTAAAGAAATTAATTTTGCAGAATTTTGTAGAAGTCAAATTGTTAAATTTACATTAAATGGATTTAAGCCAAATGTCAGAGTATATGCTTTTATTGATAACATTCCAGTAACACATTTCTGTATACCTTCATCTGCCGGTAAAGAAATTGTAATGTCTAAGGTCGAAAGACCTGTTTCATTTAAAGTTAGAGATGAATTAATTGAAAGTGTGAAGAATAGTTTTCCGGTGGTTTCCGGAAGTGCAAGCTCTTCGACTAATGTTGTCTATTTTAATCCGGTCATCGGAGATAAAAATGCATCCGGCGATTTTCCATTAATTGCCGATAGCACAGGCACAATAACCGGCTATCTGCACATTCCTGATGGTAAACCAATCTATACCTCTACGGGTAAAGTTTTGGAGGATTCTTCCGATAATCCTAGCTTTAAGACAGGAACTAAAGTAATAAAATTTATAGACAGCGCACAAAACATTCAATCCGATTCAGAGTCCTCAGGCTCTGCCAGATTTGAATGTAAAGGATTGATAGAAAAGAGACAAGAAACCATACTCTCGACTCGTGGTGCAAAATTATCGACAGAATATGACAATTTTGAAAAAACCATAAGCACTAGCACGGAAAATAGTTATAAATTGAACAAAGTCTGTTGGGTCGATCCGATAGCAGAAACGATAAACATAACCGATGAAGGTGGCGCATTCATAACTGGTGTAACTTTATATTTTAGGAATAAGCCTCACGTTGGTTCTGGAAGTAGATCGGTTCAATTTAAAGATAGATCCGGTTCGGCAAATCCTGTCATTCCTGTTAGTGTTGAGATCAGAGAGACTATTGCAGGCGTTCCTGGACCAAAATTAGTTCCAGGTTCAAAAACTTACTTGTATCCAAACCAAATAGTAATAAATGATATAGATGGTGATACGCCAATAGATGATCAAAATGGCAGAAACATAGGAAGATTGTATATTAGCGTGCCTGTACATCCTACAGTTAGTGAAAGTGATCCATCATTTTGGACAACAACAAATCATTATCATTATGGACCTTTTGAAACATTTTCTTCAGATCCCAACACGGAAGCAAAATGGAATACTAAAACTAGATCATTTGTCGATGGATATGGCCCACAAAGTTCAAACTTTGAAGCTGGTTTTATAGGAACTTATTTTGAATTTGATTATCCTGTATATTTACAGGAAAAATCTGAGTATGCTATAGTGGTTATGGCAAATACTCAAGACTATGAAGTTTGGTATGCCAGAATCGGACAGTCGATTGTGGGTAAAGCCGACATTATACAAAATACCGCATCATACAATGGTGTGTTTTTGAAATCCGCCAACTCTTCTACTTGGACACCAGATCAACAAGCAGATTTAATGTTTAAATTGCATAAAGCGCAATTTGATATAAGTAAAAATCCTATTGTAACTTTGGTGAACGAAAACCTGTCCTTCGACAAATTAAAGAATAATCCTTTTAAGGTGGAAGCAGGTTGTAATGTATTGAAAGTTTTCCACAAAAATCATGGAATGAGAAATAGAGTAGATGACAACAGAAAACCTAGAGTAAAAATTAGTGGCTTGGTCGAATCTGTTGGTGGAATAGATCTAAAATATATTAACACCGAGTCTTCGGATTCAGTTAGATTGTATCATGACGTAACGGTTTTGGACTATGATTCATATTCAATAGAAATTTTTGATGAAAATGGAAATCCAAAAGATGCATCAGAAACTAATTATTCGGCAGGTGGTTCTACGATATTTGCAACGGCAGACATTCAAGCCGATGAAATGACGGCAAATTTAATTGATATGAAGCTCGAAGGAACTGAAATTAATTATAATTACAGAATTACTTCTGGTTCAGGCGTACACGGCAGTGATGTAAATTCTTATGTTTTGCCAGACGTTGCAGATTTTGAAGATGTGCAGCCGGGCGAAAATGTAATATTCGAGGAACCTAAACTGATTGCAAGTGTTGCAAACGAAGGACAATGGACTTTAAATGAACCTACGATAGCTGGAATAATCACAACGCCAGGAAATATAGAAGGTTCATCAAAGAGTTTATTTGTACAAGCAACACTGTCTAGTGATAATCCAAACATTACACCTATTCTGGACATTTCTAGATCGAATTTTGGTATTATCGGAAATAAAGTTTCCGATCCTGGATTAATAGACGAATATAGAACGATTGCAGATCCAACGGATTATGTATTCTTTGGATGGAAACAAGATTCGGCAACTTGTAGTGTAACCGCAAATACAAATACAATATCTGTGCCAACACCTTCAATCTATCATGTTGGTGGTTATGTATTAGTACAAAGCGGAATCAATAAGAATTTAAGGAAAATTACAAGCATTGTTTCTAGTCAGTTGACTGTGGATAAAAAATTCACAATTACATCGCCGACTGCAACTTGTTCAAGTTCGGGATTGGATGTTTGGTCTTTTGGTGACGAAGAAGTTATGGTAGCAGAAAATGCAACTGTTTCAATTTCTGGCGACTCGTTCTCGACAAGTAATTATGCAGTAATATCGACTTTGAGTGAATTGTTTCCTGGTATGTTGCTAGGAATTAATGGAACATCAAAGAAGACCGTAAGATTAATCAGTGTTACTAGACCAGATTCAACTAGTATGACCGTGAGAGTTGACGGAGATCTTACAGGAATAGGTACTTCCGTAGATATTTCTTACTATAGAGATGTAATCACCTGTTCGAGTGATGGATTAGCAACATACACACAAGCCAGAGAAATTGGTAAATCTGTTCTGTCTTCTATGAGATCTGGACAATATGTTAAAGTTATGAATTCTACCGATAACAAAAATGATGCAACTTATGAAATTACAAAAATAAGTGAAATTATAGATTCTTCGCCAAATTACAAATTGAGAATTGAAGTAAAATATGATTCAGATTACGATCCGGCATCCGCATCATCTAATGTGACGATTTTGGGTATAGAAGATTTCTATAGTTCAGAATCGCCAACTGGACACACTGCACCTTGTAAGTATGTAACAAAGAGAATGATTCTAAGACATCCTGCTACGGCTCTTAAAGTTAGATTCTTGGCAAATGTTCAAGAAGGTCAATCTGTAGAAGCATTTGCAAAAATGTCAGGTTCGGATGAAAATGAAAAATTCGATAATGTACGTTACATCAAATTGACTCCTGTAGGAAACAAACTTCCAGGCAATTCAATAGATAGTAATACATTTAATGATTTTGAATATGAAGAAACTCTATTGTCACCATTTAGTGAAGTTGCAGTTAAACTAGTATTAACTGGCAATGATTCTACTAAACCAATAAGAGTCAAAGATCTTCAAGTTATCGCACTGGATTCATAATGACTAGATACTATAAGGTTAGAGATAGAGAAGGTCTCGTGAGAGATATGCAAAGTGGTGCTATTGTAAATGTGGATGAATCTTCTTGGCAGGCACACCAAAATGCCAAGAAGATTAGAGATAAACAAAATTTAGAAAAACAAATACAAAAGGACAAGATAAATAATCTACAGCAAGATGTTGAAAATATAAAATCAGAATTATTTGGCATGAAGGATCTTTTATTACAAGTTTTGGAGAAACTAAATGGCAGAAATTAAAGTTCCTGATTATGCTACTATAAAGCTGTGGTGGGAAAAGACAAATGAATTGGGCGTTGCCATAGGCGATCTTGATCTTTTGGACGATAGGATTAAAACTGATCCTAATTTCATTGCAGCAGCGGAACCAAATTTAGTTTCTGCAATCAATTCAATTTTCTCTACACTAGAGAATGATAGATTATTACTTGCTAGAGCAATAGCGATGAGCTAATAGGAAAATATATGGCAATAAACAGCAATTTTAAAAATGCAAATTTGAAAGATGTTGGCACTTCTTGGCAAACGTTGTACACGGCGCCTAGTGGCAAGACTAGCTATTTTATTCACATTAGCGTTGCATCCATAAATGGTGGTGGACAAGTTTCGGTTAGAGTTTATGATAGTTCTGCTAGTGTGTCAACATACACCGTAAAGGGTGCACCGGTTCCGGATGGAAGTGCTTTGCCTTGTTTGATTGAAGGTAATAAGCTAGTTTTAGAACCTGGAGATTATGTTGAAGTTAAATCCGAATCCGCTGGTATTTTATTTGATGTGCAAAGTTCTTTAATAGAAGACGTAAACACATAAGGATGAAATAATGAGTTACATAGGAAATGCAAAATCGCCTCTAATTTTTGGCCCAAATACCAGAGATGATATTGTGCCCGATGGCACAAAAACAATTTTTGATTTATCACAAGAAGTACCAGGCGGTTATGAAGAAAACATAACTGTAATTAGACAGAAATACATTACAAGATCAATTGTAAAAAACACAACAAATTTAGTTTTTGAAAATAATGTTTTAGGCGACCAAATTTCAACAACAGATCAGGATTTGGCCGCAGCATTATCCAGATTTGCTCCTGGTGACTTTTTAATAGTTGCTGGACCATCTTCCGTTGATAGTTTAGGAACTTATGGCGTTACCGCAGTAGATTATAATGGAACTGATATTTCTATAACAGTCGATGGAAATATATTACCAGCAGATAGCGGCGATGTAAACGTAGAAATAATTCACGGATATTATGACAATTGGGAAGTTCTACAACCAGGAACAGATTATACAATCTCTGGTATAGGATCTTTATATAATAAACAAATTGGATTTAGTTCAGCACCAAAAGAAGAAGAAAAAATTTATGTTCTTCACAGAGGAGAAGCGACATATAATTTTGTTCCTACTGCGGGTTCTGTTGGTCCAGATCAATTACAACAAAATCTTAGAAATTTTGTAGTCGATAGATATACCGCAACAGGCTCCGAGTTTAATTTTTCACTTTCACAACCTGCAATAGATTCTAAGTCATTATTGGTTACTGTAGATGGTGCAATAGTTGATGGCGATAGCTTGGGGTTTGTCGATGGAGGTTGGTCTTTAACTGAAACTTCCGTAGGTTCTGGAATTTTTGACAGAATAACATTTGATGTTGCTCCTACTGTTGGTAAAATAATAAGAATTCTACACTTAGGATTCTCTACAGTTTCTAGAAGAGCACTATACTCGCCAAATCAAAGTGCATTAGTAGTTCCTCCTGACTCAGTAGGTTCCTATGAACTACAAAATGATTCAGTAAGCACTGCGAAATTAGTAGATGGTGCAGTCATTTCAACTAAAATTGCCGATGATGCGGTAAATGGTAATAAAATTTTACTCAACAATAATCAGGCACTAAGATCAAAAAATTCCTCTGGAACTCCTGTTGATTTGGTAAAATTGAATGCATCGAATTCTGTAGATTTAACATCACCAACAAACTTTAGTATTAATGGTGATATCATTCCAACGTCACCAAAAGATTTGGGCACTACTGCCAATCCATTCAAAGAATTGCATCTAAATGGACCAATTAAAGTTGATGAATCCGTTGTCGGTCAATCGATCACCATCGATTCGGGAAATATATCAACACCCACACTAAGCGTTACTGGTGACATAACGGTTGGTGGAGTTGTAGATGGAGTTGATATATCAGATCTAGAAGATAGAGTACAATTACTTGAGTTTGGTTTTCCTATAGGCGGTATAATACAATTTGGCGGCGAAACCGCACCTCCAGGATGGTTATTATGTGATGGTTCAAGTTATTCGTCTAGCTTGTATCCTTCACTGTATAGCGTTATAGGAGTAAAATATGGAGGTGTTACCGGAACAAGTTTCAATGTTCCAGATTTAAGACAAAGAATCCCTATCGGCAAATCCGCATCAGCACCTACGAACATTCTCGGCGCCACCGGCGGACAGTTTGATCATTTTCACGAATTGCCCGATCATACACACGACGATTCACACACTCACGCAGTTCCTGCTCATCATCACGAACACAATATATCAAATGGATCAAATTTAGCCATTACTGTAAATTCTGGTACTCATAGTACGTCAACATCACACACACATACGACATTTTTGACATCTTCATCAGAAGGTTCACATGAACATCTTCTGGGTAATGTAGGTGATACATCTGCCGTTACTAGACAAGTTTTTGCATCATCGGAACAATTAGCAATTTCGGGAATTTTACCATCCAGGAATCCTGCACACACACATGGAATATCAGGAACCACTAGCATAAACTCAGTTAATCACACACACGCTGCCGATGCAATTACAGAAACCGGTACTGGACTTGCAAATCATACTCACTCAGTTTCAACAATTGATATTGAACGTGCTGGAAACATAGGCGCATCGACTGATTATCATTTTGTTGTTGGAACGGTAAGTTTTGGATTATCGGCGGATAGAGATTTGAGAGACAATTTATCAGACTATGATGGAGATCACGATCACGATTTAACTGTAACAACTACAACAGAAAGTGCTTCACATACACACAATTTATCTTCCACGACAATAAGCACAACAGGTTCTACACACGACCATGTTGTAAGAGGTACTGTTCCAGGAACGAATTCCTCTCACCAGCATACAATAAATATTCCTGCATTTACTGGTAATAGCTCAAGTAACGGAGAGCATACTCATCCAACTGGTTCTTTCACCGGTAAGATAGGAAAGGTTACAGGGGGTGTTTCTGGAGATAGTAATATCACATCTCTAGGTAGATCTACAAATACCACAGGGCAGATTTCTGCACCGGGACCCGGAACAAGTTACTCCGCAAACCCACCATACATAGTATTAAATTATATTATAAAGATTTAAAATATGGCAAAGTATCTAGGTTCGGGAGCAGCATACGGAGTTTTTGAGAAACAAGTTATTTCTCCAGACGGTCTTACGACTGAATTTACACTAACATATCAAGTTGGACATTCATCTTCCATCTTAGTCATTAGTGATGGTGTAGTACAAGAACCAAACTTTGCATACGCCTTAATCGAAGGCGGAAGAAAAATTGCATTTTCATATCCACCACTAGTTGCAGAAAGAATTTATATTGTTTATTTGGGTAGAGAAATTTCCGTTCCTGCCGTTTCGGGAAATTATTGTTTAAGAATAAGACTAGAAGCGCCTACTTTGAATGGAACTACAACAACATTTGATCTTTCTAGTTTAGGATTCTTACCTCCTGATCTTGGACTATTAAGAGAAGAAGGTATGACAGTATTTTTAAATAAAGTACCTTTGCAGTTTGGAAATGATTGGACTTTGAATGTTTCACCAGATTTTAAAGTCGGAAATGCAATCATATTCAATTCAGCACCAAGTGGGCTTTCTATAGTTGACATTTATGTACATGCAGTAGAAAGATCTGATATCAAAACAGTGGAT